GCACGTTCAAGAATTTCTTGCATTGATTTTGGAAATGATAATGAAATACCTTCTACTGTTTCAAATGGAGAAATATCTGGGTATTCATCTTCAAAGATACGGCAGGAAATTTCTGTTTTTTCTTTTGTTTGAAAATGAACCCACCCATCTCCTTCAGCAATTTTCACGGGTTTCAATTTCAACACATCTAAAGCGGCTGCAGCAGGTAAAAGGAATGAATCAATCGGCATTTCCATTTCCATTTCACAAATCATCATTTTATATGAATCCGATCCAATAATTTTCCCATCCTGTTGAACATTGACACAAGTTAAAATAGCCTGACTTCTATCAGTACCACAAGCACCAACAGCTAAAGATATATATCGTAAAAAGTCTTCAGGTAATTCCATCCACTTACCTCGTTTACCAATACTTTCAATAGGCAGCAGTATTTTATTCTGTAAAGTCAGCCCAGCTTTAGTCCTGGAGGCTTTAAAATGGATTTCATTTTCAGTAACATCCATTTCAATTTCATCCTTTTTGATCTTAGAAATCAATTTATAGAATTCATCTGCATTGACAGCTCCTTCAAGCTGGAGGTCTTTGATTGGATGAGATACTGAGATTTCATCATTGAAGGTTTTCACACACCTATCAATAAAAGCAAATGATGTTGATTGTTCAATGAGTTCTTTACTTGCCAATCCTGGTTTTACCAGATCCAGGGCTGTTTGTAATTCTTGTTTGTTGATTTTCATTATTAATATTTTATAGGATTTTTTTCAATTTCATTGACTTCATCAATTTCATCTTCTGGAATTTGTTCTGAATTAACATCCCAACTTTGTGAAAAATCACGATTTTTAAATAATGAAGCTAGACCAGTAATTTGTTTCATTCGTAACAATTCATCTGGACTCATTCCAATGTGTTGACATATCCATCTATCACCTTTCCCCATTTCAACTAATTCAGTAACAATATTGCTCATTAATTCTATATTATGAGAACCACGTGCTCTATTATGCCTGATCGTACTTGCAATACGATCCCCCATTTCTTTATCAATCACAACAATCGGTAATATCCCTTTTTCACGTTCATTCACACGTTTGCTTTCACGTAATACACGATATCGATGAAATCCATCAACTACAATGTATTTATCCTGTTCCTGATCATAATAACAAACTACGGGTTGTGTGTATCCATCTTCCCAAATAGAAGTTTCCAATAATTCCATTTCAGGGGGTGCCACCTTGTTTGGATTATAATCATTTGCCTGTACTCGATCAATAGGAACACCGATTACATTATAAACCGGACTTTTCCATTTATTATTTTCCAGACCATTTTGTTCGTTTAAATGTTTTTTTGTTTTTTGCATTTCTATTCTGTATTTCTATTCGTTTTAATTCAGTGTAATATGGTGATGTCTTTGGTGTAAATCCCAATGTTTGTAATGCATAATCATTTTTTAATATTGCAATTGTGATTCGTTTATATGATGGGACTTTATCATTAATTTCATTCGGAACGCTATCAGGAATATCGTTTTCGTAACATTTCTGTTTCCAATCTTTTACGTATTCTTTTATACATTTTTTCATAATTATATTTATTTTCAATCCACCATTCCAATGCTTTCTGCGCTTTCGCATTGGCTTTATTTTGTTGTTGCTCACTAAGCTCTTTCCAGGCACGACGTGTGATATATTCAGGACATTGAAATTCTAATGTACAAGCACAATGGCCGATAAAAGCTAAACGGTTCATACTTGTATTTGTCAAATTATGGTGCATTGTAAAATCCCACGAACTAGCCACTTTCATCATTACTTCTCCATATTTCCTATGATCCCCTGTGAATTCTACGCATTGTTCAAGCATTGCAGATTCTTTTTCTATTGGCAATTTCTCCCACATTCCATTCCTGTAATCTTCCCAAAACCAATATGGAACCCAAATCCGTTTCATTCTTCCCAATGATTATTTGTGTGTATATTTTCTTTTTGTATTATTTTATACACCCCGTTTTCATCATGCACTTCAGTCCCATTTAATGGAGGATTGAAAACAGACAACAATACTGTTTCTTCTAATGCCGTGAACGTATGGTCATCGTGAGCATCTAAAAGATAAATTACTCCAGGATATATTTTAAATTCTTCTCCAGTTTCTAAGTTTGTCAATATTGCATATCCAGAAATGCAATAACAGGCTTCTAGATGATTCATATAATGCCAATGATGTGGTCCTCCTTTCGGAATAATAGTTTTATGCACCCCGAACCCCATATTATCATCTTTTATTATTAATCTTAGACTACGGCAACCAATCGGAGTAGTATCACGATCAGTTCCTTTTATGCTGTTTTCATTTATTATTTTCATTGATTTGTAATTTTTTATCTATGTCCTTATACTTTTTCATTATTTGCCGTTGTCTTTTTGCTTGTTCTTGTGTAGGAGAAAGGCCTAAGTATTTACAAGTATGGTCATTTTTCAAAATAGTTATTGCAAATCTTTTCCAACTTGTGACTTCACTGTTGTTACATTGTAACATATCTAAATGGTCTTGTGGAAGCATTTTAATACAATATTTATCCTTATTTCCATGTCTTGTTTTTTCACCTAATTCAAATGGAATGTGATTTTGTTTCAGGTCTTCAATAACTGTATCAGATAATCCGCGCCCCACCCTTAACCAATATCGTAATGATTGAATGAAGCGCATTTTAAAATTTTCAGCTACTTCCTCCGGAAGTGTGTCCAATAAGAATTTAGTAAAACTTTTCCATGTATGCCCTTTAGGTAATTTAAAGCTATGGTACGTGAGTTGTTTTCCATAAGTTGCTATAAAATTTGCACCCTGTACACGAGCACATAATCTGGACCATACTTGAGGATCAATTACCCGATACATATTCAAAGATGATTTGCTTTCACTCATAAATGGACTCGCCACACGCATTTGATGAATACTCAATCCGGCTTTATGAAAAATATCATATAATTCATTGTAATTCCAATCAAATCGGGCATTCGCTGTCCAAATATCTTCAGTTCTCCAATCATATATTGGATACGCATTATATACATTTGGTCTGTTTTTCTTTGTCCATTTTTGATCTTTAAGGCTAATTTTACGATCATTCATAATTGCTCGAAATCTATTTAAACTTTCATCTGTTCTGATCCCGATTAAACATGCAGTTCTTTCTCCTTGACTATACCATTCTCCAAAGGCGTCCCAAAATTCTGCATAGTCCATATTCTCATGAAAAAATGGATAATTATGATTATCAATATTAACAATGTATTTATCCGTGGGCATAGGACGTATCCATTTTTCTTTATCCTCTACCCCCCAACATTGCCATTCTGTCATATATGAACTAACAGTACATGGTAGAGTTATTGGTAAGCAGCACCAGTGAACATCTAATAAATCTAAATTATCACGAATAATTTCATGCATAAAATCTAAACTATGAGTGTAATTTGCTTCATTATCTAAAGTCATTAACCCTATTTTTTTTGTGATTTTATTTTGTCGCATGTAATCTAAAACGAGATTTAGCATTACACCACTATCTTTACCACCACTGAATGAAACGTAAATTCGTTTAAAATTTTTAAATACAAAATCAATACGCTCTAATGCCGCTTCATAGACATTTTTATCTTTATTATATTGTTTCATTTTTAAACAAATATGTATTTTCCATTCTGTAGATCAAGAACATCAAAAACAACCAATCCATACAATGTAGTCGCAATTCTTTGCCTCCCGATGAATTGTTTTTTCCCAAGTTCTGTTTTTTCAAAAATTTCATTTGCTTTTTCTGTAATTGTAGATAAATCAGCACCAGATTTACAACATTCTTTTATTGCTTCAATCACATAATCCTCTTTTGATTTGTTTTCAGTAGATTGTTCATACGTTGTACTGGATCCTTTTTTCTCCTTTTTTTCTGTTTTAAGAGCTGGCGTTGCTTTTTCTTTCTTCTCTGCAGGCTCCTCTTTCTCCTTTTTCATAACAGGCAACACACCTGTTTCCAGGACACACAATATTGCTTTTTTCAGTTCATCAATTGTTTTGTACCTGGTCATTACGGAACGAAGGTCTTTCAGACGCGCATCAACTTTAACCAGCGTTTTTAACTCTGAAAGTTTTGTTGCTGCTTCAATCCCTTCTTCCAGGGAAACTTCCCCAGGCTCATTATCTTCTGTTTTTTCTGCTTCTTCTGCTTCTTCTGTTTCCTCCTCAGTATTAATCCAAATACCAAGTTTTTCAAGAGCTGAAAGCAGTCCGAATTTTTCTTTACGGACGAATTTTTCTTTTTCAATAAACTCTTCAATGTCTTCATCAGTCAGATCAACTTCACGAAGCACCTTAGCAGTAGCATCCGTAATATCATCATCTGTCTGGAGCAATAACATGGCCTCTTTAATTTGCCGGGTAAGTTTTACTGGTTTTCCTTCGAGATCAATCTCCGGGTCCAGTCCAAATAATTCATTCAGCTCTTCAGCTGCTTTTACTAATTCTGTTGTTTTCATGATTAGAAATTTTTGTTTGTCAATATATAATACTAAAAATTTTAATAATAACTTCCTAAAAATGGTCTACCCAGTTCCAATCTCTGTAAAACAGTAACAATGAATGAGGTATCAAACCCACCTTCCCGCTTCACTAATTCATTGATTCTGAGAACCCCGATTTGTTTTTCCCTTCCATCTTTATCCTGGTTCAGTCCATACATTGCAGTGACATGTATTTTCGTTTATCTTCTGAAAAGTTGGATAAAGATAATGTTTCTTTTTCATATGACTTTGCATCCGCCTGGGTAGCTGTTACAAGCAAACAATTCTTTTCCTGGTTTAATGATCTAAGTTCCCGCCAAATTGTATCCTGCTGATGGCGAAATTCTTTTGTCTTATTTGTGACCAGCAAATCAGCATAATCAATAACTATCATATCAGGAACGAAATTCTCCTGCCCTTCCCAGCGTTCCAGGATCTGTTTTATTTTATCAACTGTCAGGCTCCCGTTTGGATGTGTGGAAAGTTTAAACTTCCGTTTCTTATCAATAAAGAATTGCTGTATTTTATCCTTGGCATTCTGAGGTGTGATTGTTTCTTTTATTTTAATTTTCTTAACCCAAGGCACTCCCCAGGTGTGTTTTTTAAATTCCAAACAGTTATGGCAGGCTGCGTATTGTGGTTCATTCTTATACGCTTTCTTCAGTGTCTCCAGTGTTATTTCCTTTTTAATGGATTTGATATCTGACTTTTCAAATATTCCAAAATCACATTCCCGTTCATCTTTATCACATTGGTCTAATTGATTAAACATACAATCAGTTACTGGCAGGTACATATCCCCGGTGTAGCGTTCATCATCAGGTTTCTTTGTCAGGTATATCCCCACTCGTTTCAACTGCTGGTTCTCTGTCATATCCCCTGCTTGGAAGAATGCAACCTTCGCTTTCTGTTTTGATGCTCGAATAGCCATATCCAATAACCAA